GTCTCAGATGAGTGATAGCGCTCGAGCAAACCAGCGTCTTGCCAAAACCGGCCGCGTCGATGATGCGGCTTCTGCAATCGAACTTCTTTTACCGAGGTAAATCATGGCTATCGTAACCAATACCTTTACTACCTACTCTGCCAAGGGTATCCGTGAAGATCTGAGCAACGTTATCACCAACATCTCTCCCGAAGAGACGCCCTTCATGAGCAACATTGGTCGCGAAAACGTGACCAATACGCTTTATGAGTGGCAAACCGACGCGCTGGCTGCCGCTGCTGCCAACGCCCAGCTGGAAGGCGACGACGTCACTTTTGACGCTGTCACCGCCACTGTGCGTCTGCAGAACTACGCGCAGATCAGCCGCAAGACTATCGTCCTGTCGAACACTGAAGAAGTGGTCAACAAGGCCGGTCGTCGCTCGGAAGTCGCCTACCAGATCGCCAAGCGTTCCGCGGAACTCAAGCGCGATCAAGAATTCGCGATGCTGAACAACGCTGGCACTACCTCCGGTAGCACCACCGCTGCTCGCACCTCGGCTTCGCTGGGCGCTTTCATCAAGACCAACGTCGACTATGACACCACCAACGGCGTCAACCCCAGCTACACCACCCTGCCCACGCTGGGTCGTACTGACGGCACCGTGCGCACCTTCACCGAGACCATCCTGAAGAACGTGATTCAGAAGGTTTGGGCTCAAGGTGGTACGCCCAAGATCTTGATGACGGGTCCCGTCAACAAGCAGCGCGTGTCTGGCTTTGCTGGTATCGCCTCTTCGCGTTTCAACGTTGAAGGCGGTGCGCGTCCTGCCACCATCATCGGTGCCGCTGACATCTATGTGTCGGACTTCGGCAACGTGAACGTGGTGCCTAACCGCTTCCAGCGCGAGCGTGACGCTTGGGTCCTGGACCCGGATTACGCCAAGATGGTCGTGCTGCGCCCGTACCAGCAGGTTGAACTCGCCAAGACCGGCGACGCCGAAAAGCGTCTGCTGATCGTCGAGTGGGGCCTGAAGGTTCTGGCTGAGAACGCCCACGGCCTGGCCGCTGACCTAGTGACCTCCTAATCGGAGTGAGGGGGATCAGGGAAACCTGGTCCCCTTTTTTAACTTTTAGCCAAAAAATGACAAATTCAAAACTGTTTGACGTAAACAAAGACCTGGGGATCACCAGGACGTGGCACTACGACGAAGAAAAAGACGAGGCCACCATCCAGACGCAGCAAGATGTGTCTGCGATCATTGAAGAGAACAAGCAAGAATTTAATCAGATGGATGAGCGCGCACGCTGGGGCGAATGGTCTCGCGTGGCGTCGATTCCGTTGAGTCTCTACTACCAGCTCAAGGCTGAAGGCAAGCTAGAGGACGAGGCGTACATGAAGCGCTGGCTAAACGATCCAGAAAATCGTCATTTCCGCGTGCGTCCGGGGCAGGTATGAAGACGAACTACATCGCTGTCTGCACCCCTGCGCGTGACATGGTGCATACCATGTTCACCTATGACCTGGTCAATATGGTGTGCCACCACACGCTGACGACCAACGATGCGATTTCGCTGAAGATCTCCGAGGGCACGCTGATCGCTAACCAGCGCGCCGAGCTGTCGCTGGATGCGATGCGCGAGGGCTGCTCGCACCTGCTGTTTGTGGATTCGGATATGCGTTTCCCGCAAGACATGATCGGCCGGCTGCTAGCGCACGATCTAGACATCGTGGCGGCCAACTGCGCCAGGCGCAGGATGCCAACCGGCCCGACGGCGCAGATCTACAAGGAAAACGGCGACCGCGAGCTGGTCTGGTCAATGCCTGAGAGCACCGGCCTGCAGGAGATTGGCTCGGTCGGGATGGGCGTAATGCTCATCAAGGCTGACGTCTTTAAGGGTCTGTCCGAGCCGTGGTACGAGACGCCGTGGCGTAGCGACAAACGGGGCTACATTGGCGAAGACGTTTTCTTTTGCAACAAGGCTCGGGCTGCTGGATTTAAAATCTGGATTGATCACGACGTGTCGAAGGAAATCGGCCACGTCGGCACGTTTGAATACAAGCACGAGCACACCTGGATCGTGAAGGATCTAGAGAAGGAAAAGGCGCCCTAATGGCACTGTCAACGTACACGGAACTCAAGGCGTCGGTGGCCGACTGGCTTAACCGCACCGATCTGACCAGCGTCATCCCGGACTTTATTGCTCTGGCTGAAGCGCAGATCGAGCGCACGCTGCGCACGCGCCAGATGATCGTGCGCGCCACGGCGTCGATTGATACCGAGTACAGCGCGGTGCCGGCCGATTTCCTTGAGACTAAGTCGATCAAGCTGAACACAAATCCCGTGACGGCGCTCACGTTTGAGTCCGTCGACGCACTTGATAGTCTTAAATCTACAACTTATATTTCTGCGGGTAAACCCCAGTATTTCAGCATTGTCGGCGGTCAGGTCCGGGTGCTGCCAGTGCCTGATAGCACCTACACCGCCGAGCTGATCTACTACGCCAAGCTGTCCAAGTTGTCGGGTAGCAATGCGACGAATTGGCTTTTGACGCAAGCCCCGGACGTGTACCTTTATGGCTCACTGATGCAGGCCGCGCCTTATCTTAAGGATGATTCGCGGGTGGCGGTTTGGGCGGCGATCTACACCCGCGGCCTCGAGGAGTTGCAGGTCGCTGACGACCGCGGCGCAACGTCTGGCGGCTCCATAATGATGCGAGCCAGGACTTTCGGATAAAGGAGTTTTTGAAATGTCATCGTTTACCGACTACACCGAGAACCTGGTTCTCAATTGGCTGTTGACCACCAATAGCGCCACCCGCCCGACCGCCTGGTATGTGGGCCTTTTCACTGCTGCCCCGTCCGATACGGGTGGCGGCACTGAGGTCTCCGGCAACGGTTATGCCCGAGTCGCCACCGGCACGATTAGCGTGTCTGGCACGTCGCCCACCAATGCCACGAACTCCGCGGCCATTGATTTTCGACGCCTCCACTGGCGGCAATATGCTGGCCTGGGCTGCGTTGTCTACCGCACGTACCATCAACGACGGCGACGTGCTGCGTATTCCTGCCGGCGATCTGGACGTCACCTTGACGTAATCCGCAAATGGCTGCTTACGGCGTAGGGGCATACGGCGCAGGCCAGTATTCGGATCCTCGGGTCGGGTACGGCTACGGCTCTTACGGCGCAGGCAACTATTCCCGTGGATCATTTCAGCCTAGTCTGACCATTGCGGCCACGTCGGCCGCGACGGTTTCGGCTGTCCGCTACGTCACCGCCACGGTGTCTATTGCGGCCTCGTCCACGGCGTCCGTCTCTGCCACCGCGGTGCGCAGCGCCGCGTTTACCGCTGCCGCATCGTCTTCTGTTTCTGTTGCAGCGCAGCGCGTTACTTTCGCAACGGTTGCCGTGGCGGCGTCGTCGTCTGTCAACGTTTCCGCGCTGCGGTACGCCATCGGAGCCTTTACGGCGGCCAGCTCGTCGGCGGCTAGCATTTCCGCGGTGCGGTACGCCATTGCTTCGTTTGCTGCTAATGACGTTAGCGCGATGGCGGTCTCGGCGGTCCGGGTGCCGCTCATTAGCATCCTGATAGAGGCCTGGGCTGACATGACGGTCAGCACCAGCGTTATCGTGAACCAAGCGGTTACGATTAACGCGGAGTCTGAAGTCGCCGTCAATGGCGTGCGCATCCAGCCTAGCGCGATATTGTTGCCATGCGTGTCTAGCATGGCGGTCAATGGTGTTCTAAAATGGGTGCAAGAATCTGATACATCGGAAACATGGACGAGCATCCCGGATACAAGCGAGGTCTGGACTGCGGTTTCTGATGGATCGACAAGCTGGACCGCGCAAGGCGATACGTCCGAGTCTTGGACCCCAATCCCTGTGAATTCTGAAACGTGGCAAATCGCCGCATGAGGTGCTAAATGGCCGATACGACTACCACTAACCTATTGCTGACCAAGCCCGAGGTCGGCGCCAGCACGGACACCTGGGGTACCAAGATCAACACCGATCTGGACACCATCGACGCGCTGTTTGATGCCGGCCCGATCCTTAAGATTACTAGGGGCGGAACTGGTGGCTCTACTGCATCGGCTGCTCGTACTGCGCTCGGTCTGGCGATTGGAACTGATGTTCTCGCGCCAAATGGATCTGGCGCCTCGCTGACGAGCCTCAATGCGTCTAACATTTCCACAGGAACAATACCGACCGGGATTCTGGCGGTTACTCAAGCCGCAAAAACAGCCGATACCACGATTGCCACAACAGGATTTGTCGACCGCCTCCGTAGCCTTCTGGCTCCTACGACAACCAGCTCCGGAGGAACTCTTGTTCTTGGTGATCGGGGTACTCTTGTTGCTGTGACTGCAGGCGTGACTGTCCCGGCCAACGTGTTTGCGGCCAATGATGTTGTAACCATCTACAACAACAGCTCATCCAGCATCACTATTACGCAAGGGGCAAGTTTGACGCTGCGCCAAGTTGGCACTGCTAACACCGGGAACCGAACACTAGCGCAACGTGGTCTTGTGACGATTGCATTCATTTCTGCGACTGAAGCTGTCATCTCTGGCGGGGGCCTGACGTAATGGCTGGTATCCACAACGTGTTGGCGGGGGCGTTTGGCGGCCCTTTGGTCACACCTACCGTTGAATATTTAGTTATTGCTGGTGGTGGTGGTGGCGGCGCATCTAACGGCGGCGGCGGTGGCGCAGGGGGATATCGGACAGCTTCTGGCCTCGATGTGACCGCAGGCTCCGCGATTACCGTTACCGTTGGCGGCGGAGGCGCAGGTAAAAATACTTCAGGCGGGACTGTGTTCGGCGCTGGTTCAGACGGCGGGAATTCAGTTTTTGGAACAATTACTTCTACTGGAGGTGGCGGTGGTGGGGGTAGCCTTGAAGCTGGGCGTAATGGAGGCTCTGGCGGCGGTGGAGGCAATGAAGGTCGTGCAGCAGGTACGGGCACCGCAGGTCAAGGTAACAACGGCGGCTCTAACAGTGCAGGCGGTGGTGGTGGTGGTGCTGGTGCGGCAGGCAGCGGCACGAACGGGGGGAATGGTTCTTCTTCGTCCATTTCCGGGTCTTCTGTTACTCGTGGCGGCGGTGGTGCGGGACGTTCATCTGGGGCAACTGGTGGCTCTGGTGGCGGCGGTGGGCCAAACGTTAACGGAACCGCAAACACAGGTGGCGGCGGTGGCGGTTGGAACGATACAGGCAGCTCAAGCGCAGGTAACGGTGGCTCTGGCATCGTGATCATTCGCTACGAGGACATCTATCCCGCTGCAGCGTCTACTACCGGATCTCCTAGCGTGTCTGTTACGGGCGGTTATCGTATCTACACCTGGACTGGATCCGGGTCGATTACGTTCTGAGGTAAGTCATGGCCCACTTTGCACAACTTGATGAAAATAACTTGGTGACGCAGGTAATCGTCGTCAATAACGCCGAATGCCTAGACGAGCAAGGGAACGAGTCTGAGGTCGTTGGTGCAGCGTTTTGTAACTCGCTGTTCGCAGGTCGCTGGGTAAAAACTAGCTATAACGGCACGATCCGGAAGAACTACGCCGGTATCGGATATGAGTATGACGAGCAACGTAACGCGTTCATACCTCCTAAGCCTTTTAACAGTTGGACGCTCAACGATGACACCTGTTTGTGGCAGGCGCCTATACCCATGCCGCAAGACGGCAAAAAATACTTGTGGAATGAATCTTCGTTGGCTTGGGATATCGTGCCAGAAATTCAAATTACGGAATAAACCATGAGCGTCGAAGTCGTCAAAGTCGCCACCACCGCGCAATACGGCGGCAGCGGGGCCGCTGTCTACTTTGGCCTCACGGCCAACGAGATCGCGGCCTTCGGCGGCTTGATCATCGCCATCATCGGCTTGGCGGTAAACATCTGGTACAAGCACCAGCACCTGCAGCTCGCCAAGGAAAAGGCGAAAGCCGAAGAGGAGTAGCCCATGCTTGACTGGCTGATTGGCTTTACCGTCGCGTCATTCCTAGTCGCGTCGCTGATCGGCTTAATCAAGCTCGGTATCTGGGTGCTGATGTGACATGGACCCAATCACCGCTTTCGCGGCCGCGCAGGCCGCCGTCGCCGGAATTCAGAAAGCCATAAAGCTTGGCAAGGACATCAATGGCCTAGTGGGCGAATTTGGCAAGTTCTTCGACGCGAAGGATGTCGTCCAGAAGGCCGCGAATGACAAGGCTAAGAAGGGCCAGTCAGACACCGGCAAGGCAATGGAAATAGTGATGCAGGCCAATGCTTTGCGCGAGGCCGAAGAAGCTCTGAAGCATCAACTCGTCTACGGCGGCTACCCAGAACTCTGGGAGATGATGCTCAAGGAGCGCATGAAGATTAAGCAGGCCAGAGACAAAGCCGAGCGAGCGGCGAAGATTGAGAGGCGCCGTGTCATGGCCCAGCGTCTACTGGCGGCTCAGATCATCGGCGGCGCAATCGCTGTCATCCTTATCGGCGGCATCATCATCTTTATCATCAGGCAGGCGATGGCGTGAGCGACGAGAAGATCAACCACAACAGCCTAATCGAGAAGGTTTTAGGCTACGTTGATTCGCCGTTCAAGCTATTCGCCATCCTGCTCATGGCGGTCTTCGCGTTCGTGGGGTACTTTGTCTGGCAGAACCAGGCGATTCTGATTGGCGCTTACAAGGAACAAAAGAAGCTGCCAAGCA